ATAAACAAGATGGGAACTCTGATTGGAGAATTGGAGAAGAGCATTGCTCGGGTTCGACTGTTGCTTGCAGACGCAATGGATCGGAACCATGAACTTCGCCAGGAGCTGCACTACACGCAGGCAAAATTGGCAAACACGGAAGCGCGGCTCAATCATGTTCTTGAGGCGGTTGCCGCATACGAGGCACGCCAGTGAAGGCCACACTTCACGTTCCGTTGCTTGCTGCAACGCAGATGGCGCGCGAGATCGAACTGGAACAGATGGCGGCCGAAGAGGGCGCATCGAGATATGAACGCATGGCACAGCAGGCGATTGAGCGCGGAGAGGGCGCGCAGTTGCAGCCGGCGGAACGCATGTGCGCTGCATGGTTTGAATCATTGAAGGCTGATATCAGCAGCCTGAAAGCATCGATTTCTCTTGGTAGGGCTGGTGCTGGTCGGCAGATCTACGGCCCGGTTCTTGCGGCGGCGGATACCAGGGCTACAACAGCGATCGTTCTGCATGAGGCAATGAGCGCGGCGATGCAGTCTCCGCGCGGCCTTCCATTGGCCAGGGTCGCCTACGCGATTGGTTCAAGCGTGGTTGCGGACATTCACTTGCGTGTGGCAAAGGAGCGCAAGGTCGATACCAAGGAGCTGGATAAGCACATTGAGAGGTACGCCAGGCGCATTCCGCAGATGGTGAACCGCTGGGCCAAGAAGACGTTGGACGATCATGTCTGGAGCGTGCGGGTCTGTTCGATGCTCGGGTTTGCGCTTGCGTGGAAACTGGTCGGCGCGTGTCTGATTATTGATGATGACGACAAGCCTTACGCAGCGTTCTCAATCGAGAAGGTGATTCGTGACAACCGCACGGTGAATCACCTGATGTTGAAGCCTTGGACGCAACAGTTGCTGGCCGACGCTCAGATGGTCCGCAGAGGAATGCGCCCCAGGTTTGGCCCAATGGTTGTTCCGCCGCTCCATTGGGGCCGGCGAAAGGACGGGACGCTAGAGGAAGGCGGTCACTATCGCCTGCGAACGCCGTTTGTGGTGAAGCCGAGCAAGAGCCTTCGAGCCCGGTTGGAATCGGCAAAAATCGATGATGTGTTCACGTCCCTGAACCACATATCAAGTGTTGCCTGGCAGGTTGATCCATTCATCAAAAACGTTGTAAGCACGTTGCTTGAGCAGGGTGGAGGGGTGGCTGGATTGCCTAGGTCAAACCCAATCGATCTGCCGCCAAAGCCGACGGATTCGGACGATATGAAAGCATGGAGAAGGCAGGCAGCCAACATCCATGAGGCAAACAAGAAGGCATTCAGCAGTCGCAACGATCTGCTGTTGGCTTTGGCAACGGCTGACAGATTGGAGAACGAATCAGCAATCTGGTTTCCGCACCAGCTTGACTTCCGAGGACGGGTTTACCCAGTGCCATTGCATCTATCGCACATCGGAGAAGATCCTCGAAGGGCAATGCTGCGGTTCGCGAAAGCAGTTCCTGTTCGCAATGACCGATGGCTAAAGATCCATGCAGCCAACTGCTGGGGCATTGATAAAGTGCCGTTCAGTGAGCGGATCGCATGGGTTGAATCCCAGTATCGAGACATTGAAAGCTTCTCGTCTGACCCGTTTGTTCACGACGGTTGGATGGGAGCAGAAAACCCATTCCAGTTCCTTGCCGCCTGCCGTGCGCTGTGCGACGGGAAGGCCGCTGCGCGCCTGCCAGTGCATCAGGATGGATCCTGCAACGGATACCAGCACCTTGCTGCGCTTGGCAGAGACGTTATCGGAGGATCCGCAGTAAACCTAGTGCCTGGAGATAGACCGTCCGATATCTACGCTGCCGTTGCTGCGGTAGCAAAGGCAAAGGTAGAGGCGTTGGCCGCGTCAGGAGATCCGATTGCCAAGGCTCTGGCACCGCTGATAGATCGAAAGGTCGTCAAGCAACCAGTGATGACAGTGCCATACGGTGTTACCCGCGCCGGCGTCCGTGACCAGCTTGAACCGCGCTTGATTGAGAAGGGAATCGAGAAGGGAAAGGCTGGTATGCACGCACACTGGTTGTCAAAGGTCGTGCTTGAATCCATCGGAGACCAATCCCGTGGTGCCAGGGACATCATGCTGTGGCTCAAGGACTCCGTCCGGATGATTCTAAAGAAGCATCCGAACTCACCCATTGACTGGACTAGTCCAATGGGCTTCCCTGTCATGCAGCCCTACTGGAATATCCGCAACTTGCAGATCAGTTGTGATGTTGGCAAGTGGGAGATCCGCATGGGGGTTCCGCTTGAAGATCACAAGCAGCAGGTTGCATGGAACGTCAACGGTATCTCACCAAACTTCATCCATTCGCTCGACGCTTGCCACATGATGATGACTGCAACTTCAATGATTGCAGATGGTCACGACTTTGCTGCGGTTCACGATTCGTTCTGGTCGCACGTTGAGCAAGCGCCGTTACTCAGTCACAGGCTTCGCGAAACGTTTGTTTCATTGCACCAGGTCGATCAGATAGATCGACTGCGATGCGAGTGGATGTCTCGGTACGGCGTTGAACTTCCATCAAGTCCAGCGCATGGATCATTGGACGTGACTGGCGTGATCGACAGCAAATACTTCTTTGCATAAGTCGCCCCATGTGATAATGAACGCATCACCCAATCGTTCTAACGGTTATCCAGAACGGCTGCCCGGAACCGTTTTGCAGCTGATCGAAGATCTTGATAGAGCCATTCCGAGCGTCGTTGTGTCTGGCCCAATTTCTGCGGGCGATGTGCAGCCGCTGAACTTTGCAGCAGGACAGCGCAGCGTCGTTGAATCTCTCATTGCGCTCGCTCGCAAGGAAGGCATTGTCCATTGAGTGGATTCCAGATTCCGGACCTGACTCGCGACAAAATGCTGTCGCCTGACTTCTATCGCAGCGTGTCTGAAGGTCTCACAAAGTCGGCCGCAGACCTTCGCAAGCGGTATGTGCCGTATCAGGAAACGTACTCTGAGCCACACCACACGTTCTTTGGGTCGTTGTTCGGTAAGAAAACAACCAGAACCCGCACCGCGTATCCGGCTGGGTACATGCAGGCAATGAACGATGCCACGATGTTTGAGAATCAGGCAACGTACTACAAGTCTTTGGCTGATTACATCGAAAAGAATCCGCCAACGGAGAACAACCCAACACCAGACGAACTGGCAGCACTGGATCCAAATGGTCCGGACGTCAGTCGTGGCACATTGACAATCACGGTTCCGAACGACCAGAACCAATCTCCGACGATCAATCCATCGATGGCTGGAGCTCCAGGTCTCCGTATCCCGTATGGCACTTAGGTCAGTCCGGGTACAGACTCCGCAGATCACGCCGTTCGCAAACGTCAATCAGATCTCGGGCACAAACTATCGTTCGTACATCGACAGCACTGCTGGTTCAAGTCTGCAATCCGCTGCATTGGCGGCGTTGCAAATACCTGGTGGCCGAACAGTCGATCAGGAAATCGGACGTCTTGATTCAATCGCGGCATCGCAAGAAAGCGCCTTGAACGATCCGTCTCGGCGTGCTTATCAAGCGTCGCCTTATGACACTGCAATCGATCGCCACCGCACGAACATGCTGACGTCTGCAAAGGCGCAGATTGAACAGCGGGCAAAGGCCATTGAGGCATCGATCCCACGTTATGCAAGAACGTCCGGCAACCACTATGTGGCGGTGGATATCACAAAGAATCCACTGTACCAGCAGGTGCTTCAACTTCGATCGACGGCAGCAGATCCGACAAAGCTGGAACCGTATGCAATGAAGCTTGGAGGCGTCGCTGTCGATGAATTGAATCGACTCATGCCACTCAAGCAAGAGTGGGATAAAACCGTGAACGCGGGTATCACCAAGTCCATGACAGAACAGGAGCGAACAGCCCTGCAACAGCAACTTGCTGATACCAAGAATCAGATTGCTGGTGTCAATGCCGCCGCAGCCGACAGGCTCAAGACAATCGCCGCTCAATTCAATCAGGGCATTGCTGGTTCAGCGAGCGTTCGTAGCGATGCCAAGCATCCGCTAGTCGGTCGCTTTGGTACTCCTGAATCGGGTGTTGGTATCTCGATTGGAGGATTCCGCTGATGTCTGAAACGGCATCCATCCAAAGCATGTTCATGCGTGAACATGCGAAAAGGTTCAACATCCTTGAACGTGCACGTCAGTGTGCTGCGCTGACTAGGCCGTGGATTCTGCCAGAGATTGGACAGGTCGAGGCCAATAAGATGCCGGAGACCTTCACCAGCATCCCGAGCCGAGGCATCTCAAACCTTGAAGGCCGACTGCTGATGGCTCTATATCCGCCAGGCACGTCGTTCTTCCGTCTGTTGCCAGCAAGCCACATTCGGTTCAGTCAGAACGTCGATACCAAGCAGGTTCAGGCGTTTTCGCAGGCGCTGTCCATTCAGGAACTCTTGATGATGGCGCGTCTTGAATCGGCCGACATGGGTGGAGGCAGCAATCGCCGGCGCACGGGATTCCGCAGCCGCAAGCGTCAGGCCATCACGCAGATTCTGGTGACTGGCGACGTGCTCGAGCAATTCACGGACGACTACCGCCTGCGCGTCTTCCGCAGAGACCAGTACGTCACCTGCCGCGATTCGTCGCAGGACGTGAAGTTTCACATTGTCAGCGAGAAGATCGACCCGGCAATCCTTCCGCCAGAAGTCCTGTCCGCTGCCGACATTGGCGCTGATGACATCGAGCGCAACTACGACGAGCGTGGCGTCGATCTTTACACCCGTTGCGCGTGGCAGCCATATTCGCGTGTATGGCTGGTGGAGCAGGAAATCAATAGAAAGACTATTAGGACGAGCGAAGAGCCAGTTACGCCGTACATGAGCACGCCGTTTGAGCTGGCTCCTGGCGAAGACTACGGTCGCGGATTTATCGAGGCCAACCTCGGAGACGTGCGTACCCTCAACGAGCTACATGAGCGCCTGCTTGATTTCGCAGGCATGTGCTCGAAGTTTGTGCCGTGCATCGATTACAACTCGCAGGTTCGGGCCAGCGATCTGGCAAAGCCCAGCGGCGAGGTCATTGAGGCCAGAGTGGCCGCAGGTGCCGTTCAGGACATCGCGTTCCTGAGCGTCAACAAGAGCAGCGACTTCCAGGTCGTCTATCAGACCGCAGTCGAAAAGCGACGAGACCTGGCCGTTGCCATGCTCATGGAGGCAGACGCAGCGCCGAAGGGCGAGCGCGTCACCGCATTCCAAATCCAGCGGATTGCAAGCGAACTTGAGGGCGCACTTGGCGGCGTTTACGCCCCGATTGCCGACGCGCAACAGGTTCCGTTGGTTGAGCGCCTTCTGTATCAGATGCAGCGTGACGCGCTGATCCCGTCTCTGCCGCGAAACAGCATGGATATCGAGGCCGTGACTGGCATTGCCGCTCTCAGTCGCGAGGCGGACAAGGCTAAGTTGCTCCAGTTGGTGGCAACGATCGCGCAGTTTGGTCAGGAGATGACCAAGCGAATCGACCTTGGAGTGCTGTTCGACACGCTGCTGAGGCAGAGCGGAATCTTTGAGCCGGGTCTCATCAAGACCAACGAGCAGGTTGCTGCCGAAGCGTCAGCAGCCATGCAGCAGGCCGTCGAACTGGAGGCTCAGAAGAAGCTCATTCAGGTCGGTGGAGATGTGATGGTAAACGAACTTTCACCGCAGGAGACAAGCAATGCAGGAACCGGAAACGCCGCCGCCTGAAACGGCATCAGCCTCTAGTCCAGAGCCGGCCCTCGCGCCCGCTCATATCCCAAGCGAGCCAAAGGCGGCGGCACCTACACCGCCAGCGGAAACCAATCCGCAGATCACGCCCAAGAAATGGGCTGGCAAGTTTGATAATCCAGAGGCTCTTGAACAGGCATACGCCGAGGCGCAGAAACTCATTGGGCAGCGGAAGGTTGATAGCCCGGAGGCTCTTGCGGAGCGTGCTGGCGTCAAGCTGGAAGACATTACGACGTCCTTTCTCGCCGATGGGAAGATTGCTCCGCACCACCTTGAAGCAATGGAGAAGGCTGGCGTTGGCAAGCAGATGGCCGAGCGCATCATTCAGGGTGAGGCTGCCAGGGTGCAACTTGCACAGACCCAGGTTCAGCGTGCCATTGATGAAGTGACCACCATGGCTGGCGGCCTTGCCCAGCGTGACAACATTCTCAACTGGGCCGCTGGAAACCTTGGGAAGAGCGACATTGCGCGGCTCAACGAACGTTTGGCGGATCCGTCCAACGCGGCGTCTGCCATGCGCGAACTCATGTACATGCACCAGCAAGCCGTTGGCAGCGGACGCGCAGCTCCGCTTGTGCAGGGCATGACTCCTGTCGCGGCAACAACTGGATTCTCAAGCGTTGACGACGTTGTCAGCGCGATGTCTCGACTTCGTAAGCAGGGATACGTTGACGAAGACACCAAGCGGCGTTTGTTGAACACGCCACAGCATCTCTTGCAGGGGATCTATAACAAATGAGCAGTCTTGTACGAGCCACTCCAGAGCAGTGGGACCAGTTGAATGCGATCGGCAGCACCTATCTGCTGAACGTGATGATGCGAAATCAGGTGCAGGTGTACATCATCGACCTGATTGACAAGACCACCGAAAAGGCGTGGCACAGTGGAGAAGGCGAAACTCCGCAGCAAGCATTGAATAACGCCATCCGTACCGCCACCCGCTCAAATCGTCCCAAGACTCCAGCAGAAGTGGCCGCTGAACATGCTTCGATTGAGCAAGAAAACGCCAAGCTTCGCGAAAAAGTCGCGATGTATGAGGCGGCTCAGGCGAACGCGCCAAAGCGCAAGCCAACAGAAACCACCTGATCTCCTGCGCTCATCGTCGGCCTTCGGGCCGGCGGTGGGTCTTCACCACGCCCGCAGAAATGCGTGCGCGGTTTTTTGATTGCTCGGCCCGTGACCGTCTGGACACCCTCAAACGAGGCCCGGAACAAGGAGCGGACACCCGTGCGTCTCGCGTACTCATCCACCAAACAACCCCAACATAAGGGACTCTCTCATGTCGATTGTCAATACCGAACGCGCTCTGCTCGACAAGCTGAACAGCGATGCGTCGATGGCCCTGACTCTGTTCAGTGGCACCGTGCTGGAAGCATTCCAGCTCTCTAGCGTCTTCTACGATCGCAGCAACACCTTCCTGGCGATGAAGCAGATCACTGGCGGTTCGTCCTACCAGTGGCCGATTCTTGGCGACGATCCGACCTCGTCGTACCACAACGTCGGCACGCCACTGAACCTTCAGTCGAGCCAGGGAACGAACGTCCGTCGCGTTGAAGTTGGTCAGAAGTCTGTCACCGTTGACGAGATTCTGGTGAACGCTTTGGACGTTGGCCTGAACGATCTGAACACCCTGCACTTTGACGTGCTGGCGCCGTTTGCCACCAAGCTTGCTCGTAACCTTGCCCGCGTGCTTGATCGCAAGATTGCCATTCTGGCCGTGAAGGCTGCCGCTACTGGTGCCGAGCAGAACATCCACGACGGCGGTTATCGCGTGTGCCGTAGCGTTGGTACTGCTTCCACCGCCGCAAGCGTCTCAACCAGCTACCCAATGGGTCCCCAGGGTGCTTACAACTTCCGTTCCGACCTGGCAACTATGGCTCAGGGCATGGATCAGAAGGGCGTTCCGGACAGCAGCCGTTATCTGTTCATCACGCCTTACGTCAAGACGCTGCTGCGCTTTGAGGCGAACTGGACTGGCTCTGCCGTGTCTGCCAATCCGATCATGCCAAGCACATTCGATCGCAATCTTTCTGCACAGCCGAACGACGTGAACGCTCGCGTCATCGGCCAGCTTGAAGGCTTCAACGTCGTTGTGACCAACAACCTGCCAAACTCCGACCTGTCCGGCAGCAGCCTGACTGGTGAGGATGCTGCCGTGGCGTACAAGACGTATGCTGGAAGCCAGAGTGGAACCAAGTATCAGGGCCGCTTCGATGGTGCGTACAGTGCCACTGCTGCAACCAATCGCAGCCAGGGCATCCCGATCGCTGTCGCACTGTGTGGCGCAGACACCGGAAGCCCGGCCATCGGCATGGTTCAGGCTGCTGGACTGACGAGCTACATGGAGACCGACGAGCGTCGGAACACCAAGTTCATGAAGGCTCAGATCCAGTGTGGTCTTGACATCCTGTGCCCGTGGTCTGCTGGCAGCATCGTGGCGGTCGGTGGCAACACTGACGGCGGCCCGACGTCCGCTGGCGTGCTGGCCTGATACTTACCGAACCCCCGGAAAGGCCGGGGGTGGGGCTTCGGCTCCACCCCCGGCTTTATTCGACATGACTAACGAACACGGCCGCATCGTCAACCTTTCGTTTCGTGATTGGCTGGGTCTCATTGGACTGTGCGTTTCGATCCTTGCCATTGTTGTTGGATGCTGGATTCAGCTCATCCGGATGATGGAGCGCATCGACTCCAGCGTTCAATTTCACAATCAACGCTTGTCTCGTATTGAGACGCAACTCGACCAAAGGAAGTAACCATGCTCATTCAATCAAATATCGTTACGAAAGCGCCCGCAACTCCGACAACGTCAATGACCGGCAACGTCGTCGGGGCGTTCCTCTGCACTCCCCAGCCGAACTACGGCAAGGTCGAGATGGCTGCAAGCATTTCGGCCAACACTTACGACGCTGCAATCCCGACTACAACGGCTCCCACTTCTGGAGGCCAGACGCTCCTGGTGTACAGCCCAACAAACGAAGACCCGAACCTTCTGAAGATCACGCCGTACTCGTCGTCTTCGAGCGCGGGGTCTCCGATGGTTCGCGTCATTGGCTGGAACAGCTACATCCAGTCCGCAAACACCCTGTATGTCCCGACGCTGCTTGCCGAATTGACGTTGTCGTACAGCACGGCAACCGCAAGCGTGACTGTTGACGGCAACAGCAGGTTCTTCTTCCACAACATCACCGCAAGTAGCGGCGTTCCGACAGTAAACCTGTACTCGCCTGGTACGGCATCTGCCGCAAACAATGTTCCTCCGGCGTTCGCCCTGATCGATGTCGTCGGCTCACAGTTCGTCACGCTCCAGTTCAAGTCCAGCACTACGTCCAGCAACATCTGCGGCGCACTTTGGTGCGCGATCTGACCGATGCGAAGTCTTCTCGGTCGTCTCAAGCGGACTGCAACCCGCTCCATTTCAGAGCAACTAGCAACCCTCACATCGTCCGGCGACGGCTCCACGCTGTCGCT